TAGGCGCGCTGCATGTCGACCGGCGTGTGCCGGGTGACGGCGCCGAAGTCGCTCAGGCGCGGCAGCCCGAACAGTTCGCACCGCGCGAGAATCACCAGCCCCCAGCAGTCCACGCGCGGCCATTCGCGACCACCTTCGACGTAGGTGGCCGTCAGGTATCTGTCGAACATGGGATCAGCCGATGTACTTGAGGCCAGGCGCGAAGGTCGTGGTGTACACGTCCCGCGGCCATGCGGTGTTGATCAGGTCGTAGTACCCGGCCGTCACCTCAAGGGTGGCCGCCGAGCACTTTCCGCTCTTCACGACCATCCGGTAGGGCGGCTCCGCAGGTCCGCTGCGGTCGGTGTCGAGGAAGATGCGCAGCGTCAGGAAGACCTTCGCGCCAGCATCCAGGGCGGTATCGATACGCTGCTGGGCTTCCCCGGTCACGTTGTCGATGGCGAAGCCCACTTCCTGCGCCCCGGAGTTGTCCCGCTTCGGGATCGCCACGTCGATGCCTGCCGCCTGGAAGGTCACCGTTCGGCCATCTTCGGTGGTGAACACCTGGTCTTCGAACCCCTGACACAGGAACAACGAGTCGTCCCAGGCATCACAGGACAGTTCCAGGGTGGCAATCGCTACCTCCGGGCCACCGGAGGCATACACACGCTCAAGGATCGTCATGCTTCAGGCCACTCCCTGTTCACAGCAAGGTCTACCAGGTTCATGTTGAACCAGATGTCCGGGAAGTTAACCCATCCGTCCGGCATCATCGGACGCTTCTTCAGCTCCAGCGTGGCAGTGAACTCCCAGCGGTTTACCTGCACCAGCGTCGGCCCGGAGTACATACCGCGGATTTTGCAGCTGTACAGTTCGAACCCCAATGGCGTCTTCAGCGGAGCGTCGAACCATAGCGATCCGTCCACCAGGATTTCCCGGAACCAGGTCTCGAAGTAGGAGGCTTGCGTCTGGTCCATGTTCCAGCGAACGCTCACCGTCGTCGGAACCGTGGTGAACCGGCGGCGCTCTCTCACGCGACCGGTTACCAGCGTTGTGCTCAGCTTCGGGTCCGCGGTGGTCAAGCCATAACTGTCCTGAAGCGGCGGTGGGAGTTGCGATGGGTATTGGATTGCTTCACTCATGTCCCGGCAGTCCTCAATCCATATTTCTGCTGCATCGCCTTGTGAGCCTTCCCGTCCCCCATGATGCTAGCCACCCAGATATCGATGGCTTGCGATCCATCATCGGCCGTTCTGGTGTTTACCGATCCTGCCTTCGAAGCGTCTTCGTAGAGGTTCACCGTCGGCGCTGCGGCAGCGATAGGAGAGCTTGAGGTGCCACGGCCTGCCGAGGCTGGAGTGCGGTCGTTGGAGTTGATCGCTTCCAGCAGCGCGCGGTTACGGCGGGTAGCTTCAGCGTTGACGACGAACTCGCCATTGCTGAGCCAGCGCAGATTGCTGTCGGAAGTGCCGGTGCCGGTGCCGTTGACCATGCCGCCAGTGGCTAGGCCGGGGATGGCGGCCAGCGTCGAGGCGAGCGCCGTGGTTGAGGTGAGCGCAGTAGCGGCCGGAACGGAGTTTCCGCCCAAGGTAGCCAGCGACGCCATTGCGGCAGCCGGGGCCCAGGCTGCCGCAGTGGTGCCGGCCATGGCCACTGTTGCCGTGGTCTGGGATGCTCCAAGCGTCATTGCCAACAGGGCATTGGCGCCCATCTGGACGCCCATCTTCACGAAACTGGAGATGATGCCGCGTATCGCGTCCATCCCCACCTCCCCAAGCGACTTCAGCGACAGATCGAGACTTGTGATTTTCTCTGTCAGCCCATTAGTTAGGGTGCCGAATGCAGTTTCGAATGTGCTCTGAACCTGCCCGGCGACGTTGGCTGCTTGGGTGCCGAAATTCTGCACCGCCGCGGTCCACCCATTGATCGGGTTGGCCATGGCAGCATCCATCTGCGCCCATCCCTGCTGCATTGCGGCAATCTGCTGCGGCAAGTACTCGTTGGTCAGATCAATCTGGGCCTGCAGTTCCTGGCGCTGCTTCTCGGTCGTTGCCTGGGCCAGCTCAGTGCGCAGCTGCAGGATGCGATCGTTGGTCTGCTGCTCGAGTTGCAGGCGCTGCTGGTAGCGCTGCGCCTCTTGAGTGCCCATGCCGACAGCGGCCGCCTGCGCGGCGTACTGCTCGCGCTGGATCAGCAACTGGCGTTCAAGCTGCGCCTGGTACTGCTCGGCGGCCGTAAGGCCCTGGGCGCCCTTGATCGCTGCGGCATAGTTCAGGGAGGACTGGGCCAGCGCCTTCCCGTATTCCTCGCGGGTGATCTTGCCCTTCGACAGAGCGAGCTGGAGTTGGCCCTCTTCCTTGGTCAGGGTGCGCGCTGCTTGGGCGGCCGGATCGTACTGGGCCAGCAGGCGGGAGGCGGTATTGTCGGCCTCGGCAACGCCCTTGTTCTGCCCCTTCGGCGCATTCTTCTTGGCCTCACGCTCCTTGATGTCGGCGATCTGCTGCTCGATGTTCTTCCTGGCAGTGGCGTACTTGGTTTCCTCCTCCGCAGTGAAGCCTCCGGCTTTCAGCGCTGCGGCACGAGCCTTGTCGAGGTCCGTCAGTTGCTTCTGCAGCTTCTCCGTCTGGGTTTGGGCTGACGTGAAAATCGAGTTAATCGTATCCACGCCCTTCTTGCCGGCGGTCTGGAGGACGTTGTTCGTCATCTGCTCCAGCTGCTTCTGGCCTTCTGCCGCAATTTTCGCCTGAAGGCCGGCGATTTCCTTCATCGCCTCTTCGTAGCGGAAGGGGTCCTCAACCTCGGCGTTGCGACCGTTGGCAGTCAGTTGGTTCAGGCGATCGAATGCCTTGCTGAGTTGCTGCTCAAGCGTATCGCCGCGCCCAACATCAAGCATCGCGTCCCAAGCACCCTTTGCGGCGCCCTTGACCAGGTTCCAGGCGCTCTCGACGTAGCCGAGGTTCTGCTCCATCTCCGCAGAGCGGCTCGCCAGTGCATCGGCGTAGGCCTCCGTGGCTACGCGCGCGGCGTCCATGGTGCGGCCCTGCTCCTGCAGGGACTGGATGTTGGCGTACTGAGCGGCGGTGAGGAAATGCAGTTGGTCGTCCAGCTTTTTCACCGAGGCGACCGGGTCCTTGGCCAGGTCGTTGAAGCTCTCCACCACCTCGGTGATCGATTGGCCGGTCATCTTCGACCAGTTCAGCGCGCTGGCCGTGATGCTGGTGTACAGCGTGGTCAGCGGATTGCCGGCGGACGCCAGCTGCGTCAGCACGGCAGCAGCTTCGCCGACGGTGGCATTCCCCTTTCCTACCTGCGCGGCGAAATTCGCCAATTGGCTGGCCGAAGTTCCGGCGGCGTTGCCGTTGGCGATAATGGCGTTGGTCATCGCCTCCGTTTCTTCGGTGCCCTGATAGTAAGCGAGCGCCAGAGCGCCCACAGCACCGGCTGCCAGGGTGTACGGATTGACCAGGCCAAGAACATAGCCACCGACTGCCTTCGCGGCGGGGCCAATACCGCCGAACATGTCCTTCAGCTGGCCACCCTGCTGGAGGAATACGGTCATCGGAGCCTGACCGCTGGCGAGGCTCACCGCAATATCGGTCAACTGCGGCGGCACCATACGCAGGTTGTTCGCCATCTGCTTGGCGGACATCCCGGCCTTGTTCATGCCGTCGTCAGCCTCGCCCAGGGCGTCGCGCATGGCGTCGATGCGCTTCTGTGCGTCGACGAGCGTGTCGGTCTCGACGATCCCGAGCTTCTTGTAGCGCTGCAGCTTCTCCTGCATGTCGTCGAGGCGATCGAGCGCAGCGACCGTCGGGTTGATCTGCCCCAGCAGCTTCGCAAGCCCCTTTCGCTCCTCGTCCAGGGCGTCAGTGGTGCGCTCGGTAGCCCCGGCAGCATCGATACCGGACTTCTCCAGCCGGTCAAGCGCATCGCTCATGCGGTTGGCGTTCTGCTCCGCGCCGCGCGAGTCGATGGTTATGTTGAGGCGACTTTCATCCGCCATGGCGGTCTCCGGCTACTTTTTCGGGGTCGGCTTGGGCGCGTTCTGCGCGTCCCACTGGGCGCGGTACTCGTCGTCCAGGGCGAAAATGGCGGCTTCGAATTCTTCGAGAGGGATGGCGGTGGGGAACCGCTGGAGGTAGGCGTCGATATCGCGATGCGAGAGCGCGGCGGGCTGGCCGATCATGCCGATATACTGCCGCCCCCGGCCGATGCAGTGGTACGCGCCGAGGATTTCGGCACACACCCCGTCAATCTCGGGCTCCGGCGGCATCGGTAGCTTGAAGCGCTCATGCTGGTGCCGCTTCTTCTCGTTCTGTGGGCCAGCCCACTCCCTGGCCCAGCGATATGCGCTTAGGACTTTCCCGAGGTTTCCTCGGCGCGGGCCTCAGCGCGCAGCGCGATATCAGTGCCGATCTTGAGAGAGAGCCAGTAGAGCTCCGGATACTGGCCGAGCAGGATGCGCCCTCGCTCCGGCGTGTACTCGGCCGGCACGCCCTTCTCCGCCTCTTCCTGCACGCCTTTCCAGTCCTGAATCAGGTGTTTTGCCACCAGGCCGACCAGCATGTCGTCCATGGAGTCGAACTTGACCGGCTCCAAGATGACGGGGTTGAAGTCGCGAGTGCCGACACGGGCCTGAGCATCGATCGATGCCATATGGCGCTGGATTAGGGCATGGTGCGAGCGGAACAGCGGCGCGGCAGTAGAGCCAACCAGCAGCGAAAGGTCGGAGCCCTCTTCCATTTCGGACGGCACCAGGTGCTCGCCCTCCTCGTCCAGCTTGAAGTGCACCCAGCGGGTGCCGTTGAGGTCGAGCTCGGGTTTCTTCTTCAGGGTGATGGCCATGGTGTTCCTCTGCGGTAAAAAGGCCCGACGCGCACCGCAGGGCGCGCCAGGCAAGGCGGATTACGCGGTTATGGTGATCGCGCAGGTGTCGGTTTTGGTCGGATCGGCCACGCTGGCGGCGGTGATGGTGACGCTGCCAGTGGCGATACCCGTTACCAGGCCGGTCTCGCTGACGGTCGCCTTGGTGGCGTCAGAAGAAGACCAGGTGACGGTCTGATTGGCGCCGACCGGCAGCACAGCGGCTTCCAGGTCTACCTCTTCGCCGACCGCTACCGATGCGGTATCAGGGGTGATCGTGACGCTGGAAATGGTCACGGGCGCCGGCAGGCGGGTGATGGTCGGCGGAACACGGCGGGCGGTGTAGTTCAGCTCGACCTGGATGATGTCGGTAGCCCCACCGTCCGGCCAATCGCCGCTGACCTCCAGTTCCGGCAGCAGGATGGAATAGCCGCCATCGGCGTTGCTGATGGTGAACTCCAGGCTGATCGCATCGCCGGTCTGCTGCTTCTTCCAGTTCTGGTAGGCCAGCTTCGACCAGGCGATAGTGATCGATCCAGACGGAGTGAAGGTCGTAGGGATGATATTGCCCGGGAACGGGTTGCCGTTGCCGATGCAGCGCTGAGTCTGAACGGCGTTGTCGAACTGCAGGGTGAAGGAATCGACGCAGGCGTTGTCCTCACCCACTTGGATGCCGTCGATCTTCAGGCCGCTGATGTCCTTGAAGCCGAAGCGGCGTTGCGAGGCCTCAGGCTGGGCGCTGACGATGTAGGAGGTGTCGTCGGCCTTGTCCGACCAAGCGCGCGCGGCGAAGGTCGTGGTGACCGTCACTTCGTTGTCGCCGGGGAAGTCGAACGCCATGGTGGCGACCTGGGCGCCGCGGGCGATGCCGGCCACGCCAATGTCCGCCGCGTAGGTGGCCAGGGAGAAGGTGATGCGGTCATTTCCCATGGTCAGCACGTTGGCGTCCCAGGCCTTGCCGAAGCACGAGGCCATGAACTCATCGAGCGCGCCATAGCGCCACTTCGTCTCGACGTCGCCGCCCACGTCCACGGTGGTCTGGGCGGTGCCCTGGGCCATCCGGTCGGCGCCGATCTCGTTGTTCTCCTCGGTGTTGTAGGTCGGGGTCACGCCGTTGCTGATGCGAGTCAGCGTGTTCCAGTTGCCGGCCGGGGTGACGCCGGGGGTTACCTCTTTGATCCAGGCGAGCTGGACCTTGGC